ACCTTGTGGAAGTTGTGGTGCTTGACCACCAGCCATTGGCTCAGGACCTGCTGGTACTTCTGGCATTCCTGGTTGTGCTGGTTGTTGTTTTGGTGCTGGTTCTGGCTTAAAAGCATTTGCTACTGCATCTTCAAGAGGAATACCCTTTTTACGATCAGTAATAACACTTGCCATTTTTTCAACAATCTTCATTGGATCTTGACCTTGCATTACCATTTGTGGAATTGCAGCAGCCATAGAAGATACGGATGCCTTAAGCGAATCACGCATTTCTTCAATGTCAATTGCTCTCTCTTCTTCACCAGCATTTAGTGAGATAGGAAGGTTGCGACGCAACATTCCTCGAGAAATTAATTTATCTCCTCTTGCCTGTAGACCCCATACCAAAGCACGGTTAGGATCTAAACCTGCCATCAAACCGTATTCAACGGTTACGCCATAGTTACCATTGATATCAGAACTTGGCTTGTATTTTAATTTGTATGGAACTCCGTTAGCTGTTGCAGATACTTCACGACTTAACTCAGGGAAGTATGCTTCATCAGTTGCAAAGGCAAATGAGATTGCTTGACCAATTGCTTCGCCAAGGATTGATTGATAAATTTTAACTTGAGAGTCATACCCAGCCATAAGTGCTTTAACACCTTGACCTGTAACAACTGAACCTTCAGCTTGTCCTGCACGAGCTTGAGGAAAGCGAGTTCCTAATTTCATTTCATCTGCTAGAACATTGTTCTCAGCAAATGCATATTGAGGTACGTCTAGATTAACCCTACGAATTTTTTCAGGACTGTTCGAACGAATGACCGAATCAGGACCAATGGATAGAGAAGTAACATCATTAGGAAGAGCAAGGGGAGCTTCAACAGATTTTTGAACAGCCTCCATCGTAAGAAGCGCAAGTCTTGCTTTCGCTGCATACACTGGCAAGACGTCATCAAATTGTCCTCTGGCTTCGCCATCGAGCGAAGGACGTTGAGCAATTGCAACTGGAACTGTACCTGTTTTGTTCGGTGTTGTCGCAAGAACTAAACCTCCACGATCTGGTAAAAATAAAACTGTTTTGTCTTTATCTGTCCAACGGACAACCTGTAGTAATGAGTTACCATCACCACGAGTCCATGCACCAGATTGTAAAATTTGATCGGCGTACTCTGGGAAGTGTGCTGCTAAATCACCTGCTTTACGGTGATATAGCCGAGCATAAACATTAACTACACCGAAACGATCTTGATCAAAATATGCACCCATAGAGTTTTCAATATGGATGTGTGGTCTCTTATCTTTAAAGTTTGGTTCAACTCTAATAGGAACGAAACCGTATGTTGCTAGTTGGTCTGCGCCACGCAGTAACTCTGTACCTAGTCTGGATGCTGCTACATAGTAGTTAGCAATCTTTGTACGCTTGTCAGCTTTGGTACGCTGGTTATCATCTAATGATGAATCCCCAGCAGCAGTAATGGTAGGTAGAACACCGACTTGTTCAGAAACATCTCGAGCAACAACATCAATAAGGTTGGCAATGATAGGACGTGACCATACTCCTTCAGGAAATAATCCTTGGAATACCTGATCTGCTTGTCCTGCTCTTACTAGTGCCACCTCACGCATACGTCTATCACGTTCGGAGTTACGAGCTTTTAATTGCTCAAAGGCTTGTTGTAAATCTTTCATTAATGTCACAATCTCGCAGTCCGCTGCGCTGCAGCTAGATCATCTAAGTTGATGATGTACCGAGACTCGATGTCTCCTCTAGAAGTAAATTGATTACTTAAAAAGTTAGGTACATTTGCTGAAGTAAGTAAAGTTTCTCTTGCTACGATCTCACAGAACCACAGTGCCATGACTGCGTCCATCTTGAGTTTCTTGCCTTGTACTCCTGGTTGCCAGGTTACAAGTTGTTCGATTAACTTCTTTACGTGTTCATTCTTCGAGCTATCTGGCAATTCAATTAAGTTATCGTCAGCATGCTTAAAGTTATTCATGACACCATCCCGCTTGGTAATGGTGCCGAATAAAGGAGCGAGTGAGGCTACGCCGAACTCGGGATCCTGTTTATTGTTTCCTGTGTAATGAGGTCTATAACTAACACCTCGTGTTGACAGGAAGTTACGAATCTCTTCGTCTTGTGTAAGGAAAAGCTGAAAAGCATTTGATTCCACAATGACCGTATGCGGTTTATACGCATCGGTCCACTCCTTGATAAGAGAACGGATTGCTGCAGGTGTAGGGGCAGTCATGATGTGAACATCCATGACATAGCGTTTATGTGACCTGCGGTCAACCGCATAGGCGATGGCAGCGGTATCTCCAGACATTGCTGGATCTATACCAATGACTCTAAAAAAGTTATTAGAGTTTTCAGGATGACCTGCTGCGCCTGCAACCAAAGCACCCGATTTTCTCATTCCGTTTACTGCGCCTCTGACGCACATCGGGTCGAAGATTGCATTCTCCGCAATATCGAGGTTCTGGTAAACCAGTGACCACTTAGATGGTCCTGCCTCGTTTCGGACAGCCGTTAGACGCTGTCCTGTCCATCGATCAAACATTCCATCTTGGTCTGGGACATCATCCTCAGTAAGTGGTTGTTCAGATTTCTCCCAAAGAGTTTTCCAATCCTTTGGATCGTCTGCGTATTCTAAGACCGCAGGCATGGACAAATATGACCAAGGGAGTACACCATCGGTGTAGTGGCTTGGGTTTCTTAATTCTTTATATAGATCAACTGCTGAGACTCTGGTACCAACTACCAAGAGTTGACCGCCACCAGGCGGAAGACGAGAGGCAACTTCTTGCCTAATCCATTCTTGTTGCTTAGACCACTCTGAAGCATTACTCAGAGTGACCACGTCATCTAAAACTATTAAATCGGCACGGTTACCATAAACCTGCCCGCCCATTCCTATAGCTTCTATAGTTGGGTCTTTAGCATCTGACTCACGTACGTCGCCACCAAGATATACCTTGGTAGCCGACCACTGGTCGGCGGTTGCTTTATAACCATCGGCTGGACCAAAGGCTACCTGAAGGTCAGCATACCGAGGATGCGTCAAGCGTTGCTTGATCGCATACAAAAACTTCTTTGCTTGTTCCTGTGTCTTGGATATAACCATGACGTTAATGTTGGGATTCTTAACTACTCGATAAGTTACGTAGTTAATTGTGATGGTCATGGTCTTAGCATGGTTGGGTGGTACGTTTACCAAGAGGCGGGATAAGCCCGCCGATCCCTTTTCATAAACCATGGAATCATGTAACCAAGTTGGATCTTTACCTTCCAACATGGATACCACATTAAGCATATGGAGTGGTACTTTGGTACCAAGATACTTTTCAGAGAACTCTGCAAAATCAGACAAATTGGACCGAGCTTCACCAGCGAGGTCCTGTGTTCTAAACCGAGCATTATCTATTAAAGCTGAGAAGCCCTCGGCTTCTCGGCGTTGGGTATCATACCAAGATCTAGATCTACCAATAACTTTTAAACCATCAGCAATAGTGCGCCCTTGGCGCACCAAGAGGATAAGTTCTTTCCTTGCTTCTTCTGGTGCTAATTGTCTTTCCAACGTTCCTCCAGTGCCTGTAGGGGTCCACAGGGGTCTGGACAGAAGTATCCCCACTGTTATATACAATCACTTAACGGCAGGCTTAATGCCTGCCTTAGAAGGCTCAATAAGTATTTCGCCTTATACTTATATAGGGGTCTAGAGCGTCGGCGTGTTTCAAGAGCAAATTAAAACTTTTTTTCTTGGTATAACAAAAGTGCTGGTCAGAGTAGGTTTTCTGGTGAAAATTATTTAGCTGATAGTGGGGGGAGGGTGGGGGGTGGTGTTAAACATGGTGGGGGTCGGCTAGGGCGAGCGCATAAAAAAAGGGGCAGAGGTTGCCCCCCGCCCCGCCGAAAACTGTGCTCAGAGTTGACAAAACCCCACGCTCTGTGCTATCGAGCGCAGGGCTTCGCCTGACTATCTATAGAGGCTTACGAGTGTGTGTAATCACACGCCCACTGTTGAACACTATGCGAACGCCCTCATTACCTCCGCATGCGACGACATCAAACACGATACCAACATGCTTACCTTTACGAACCAAGTCGCCTGCGTGTGCTTGTGATAACAAACTCAGTTCGCTATCTGGAACATGCTCAAGCGTAGGCACATTGTAAAACGCTTTAACCTCCGCAATCTCTGCGGTTAGGTCTGCGAATAGGTCTTCATTTGCGTATGTATTCATCTTGCTGTCCTTTCAGACTTGTTGTTGAGACCACCTCAACCAACACCGAGAATTATCCCATACCTCGAGCCGAATGTCAAACACTGAGCGTAAATAGACGGAGTGTCGGCTCACTGTGCGTGTATGTCATGTCATGACATGTATGCGCCTGTGTATGTATGAAACCCCCTATGCGGGCGCATGTGCGCCCATGTAGCGTGAATTGACGGATTGGCTAGTCGCAGGTAATACACGCCTGAGCTACGCACACGCATGTCTTTTCTTGATAACAGATCGAAGATCTGTTTGATAAAGGGGGTCAAATCAAATCGGTTTGGCAGATTAACGAAAGGAACACCATGAGAACAGTTGAAAGTAAGACACTAGTCGGCGTCGTTAAGAACGGCGTTGTTCATGTAGCCAAGGCAGATGACAAGCGTGTCTTCGCCAAGGTTCGTATCACTACTAACACCGCCAAATCTTCTAAGAAGATTGAGGCAATTCTATCAGCCTTCAAGGCATATCCAAACTTCTCGCTTGTAGCAGGCGAGATAGCCAAAGTTGAGCCAAAGGCTTACCTAACCCTGAAAGGAAGTGTCGCCTAATGACTACATTACCTCTGCTTTACACAGACTTGATTGCTGTAGCAATCGCTTTATTTATGGGTGGCTTCACTATCGGAATGCTTGTCGCAAGGCGGGCAGTTCGTGAGTGGCTCGCTCGTCAAAGATAGCAGATCAAAGATCTGCTTATTAGGGGGGGTAGCAAATCGCTATCCCCTCTTTTGTCGCTTCAGAAAGGAGCAACTATGAGAACGCAACAAACCGCAGTAATGAATTGCCGTCGGTGTAATGAGCCGACTTACTTAACCGCTTCACCTGAGCAGTTCGCTGAGTATGCGCTTCCTCGTGGCGAGCGCAGACTCGTGCAAGAAATCTTCCCTGACTTCTCTATCGGAGATAGAGAGTTGCTTATCTCAGGCACATGCAATACCTGCTGGCAAGAGTTGTTCGGCAGTGATGAAGATGAGGAGGAATAAATATGGGAGCAAGAGTTAACTTCGTATTCAAGCAATACGAAAACGCCCCAAGCGTGGTGCTTTACTCACACTGGGGCGCAGATTCATGGGAGGTTGACTTGGCTTGTGCTCTGTCTGTAGCAGAGCCACGCTGGGATGACCCTTCTTATGGAACACGAATCGTCATCTCCAATTTAATTGGAGAGCAATGGAAAGGAATGCTTGGCTATGGAATCTACGCAAGCACAGAGATGGAAGATCCATGGGATCTTTGTGTCGAGGTTGATTTCATTAACAAGACTGTGAACGGAGCAGACTTTGACACCTTCGTCAAATACGGACTAGCGAAAGGGGAATACCAAGATGCCTAACTGGTGCTACAACACACTAATAATTGAGGCAGAGCCTCAAGTAATAGCCAAGATTAAGGCGCAGTTATCTGCGCCTTATGAGGATAAGTATCAGGACTTTAAGTCTGATACATGGATAACACAAACAGTTCAAAAAGATTTATCTTTTTGGAACATCATTCGTCCACCTGCTGA